TCTTCATTTATGAGAATACACTCATCATCAAACCATTCCTCATCCATAAGTTCCTGTGAATCAGGCCAAGTTATTATTACATACTCTTTTTCCATAATTCTAATATTTAGTTATTGGTCTCCAGTGCGTAATTGAGCTTGCATATTTATAATCCCATTTGCCATATCTAATGCAGCCCAAACCAATATATTTGTTGTTGCACATAATAAGCACCGTTTTTCCGTGTTCGGGCAGTTCATCTTTTACAGAAATCCATTCTTGGGCAAAATTTGCACCTGCTAAAAATCCATCTATAAAGCTCTTTTCAGCATCTAATGGCAGTTTTTCTTTAAAATGCTCGGTGGCATATTCTTGTGCGGATTCTAAAATTGTTTTCATTGTTATTTTGCTTATTTAACTTCAGTTTCAAAAATAGTTTCTCCCGTTTCATTACAAATTATTGAAACTGTTCCACCTTTATAATCTTTAAAATAAGAATGATTTGTTCCGTTGTATTCTTCAATATAACTTAAACAGTCATCGTAACTATTTGTGAAACCTTTATTATTACTATCTTGTTCATTATTAAAATGAACATCATAAGTTAAGTCGTGCATCATTGCGTAATGATATTCATTGTTTTCAAATTCATTTCTTATAGGTTTTTCTAAATACTCTTTCCCATTAAGTAACTTCCCATTTTTGTATTTACTTCTTTTAACACCATCTTCTCCATATTCTCCCCATTGCTTAAAGAAAAATGGCACATGATATAATTCACATTGTTCTTTAATGTTTAACACCCATTCTTTATTCATTTTTCTAGCATTATGACCACTTTCTCCACCTACAATTACCCAATCTACACCTTTTAATAATAATGAGCCTATATCCTCTAATAATGGTTCACATGAGATGAATTTAACAATAGCATTTAATTGTTTTAAATATTGTATTCTATCTCTTGCTTTTTTATTTTCAACAGTAACTCCTAACCATACATTTTTAGGGATAGCTCTACCATGAAAATATTTATACATATTAATAGCTCTTTTGGTTAAAATTTGATATGTGTGTTGTGGGGTTTGTCTTATGATGTTAAATACTTTATCTATAAATGAATAAGGAACTTCTTCATGGAAAAGATCACTCATGCTACAAACAAATATCACAGTGGGATTTGTTAATTTTAATGGTTCATTTAAATAATCTTCATGTAAAGTTATTTTATCAAAACCATTTTTATATTTATCTAGATCCATTGATTGTAATCTTTTTGTCATTCTTTCAGCATAACAATTCTTACATCCATCAGATATTTTTGTACATCCTGTAATGGGATTCCATGTTGTTTCAGTCCATTCTATTTTTGATTTCTTCATATTTTTCTTTATTTGTTAATTTCTAATACGTTAAATTAAAAAAGCAAGGGGTATAAATAAAATTATGACACAAAATAACCTTTAAAACCTTATACCCCTATGCTTATATTTTAAATTTCTATATTATTCTTTCATAAAGTAAAACATATGTTGTGATAAATATCCTGATAAATATGCTGCTGCTTCTTTGTCATTTATACCACATTCTTCTAATATTAAATCTTCAACATGTCTTTTTTCATGCCCTATAGTTACTAATTTTTCAGCAAAATTAGTACATGGGAATACTGTAACAAGAATTTTTTGTGCAGTNCTATCAATAAATGTCTGACCTGCATTTTTTATATTATCAAATTCTTTATTCAAATCTCCCATATATCTAGCTTGAAAAAGATTATACCACTTATTGAGGTCTGGTATATCTTTTCTATCTTCTACAATAAGGAATGTTACATTCCAATCATAAATAGGTATATNTATAATCTTTTCTATCATATTAAAATAATGATAACTGACCTGTTNTGTCAGCTATCTCTTTTTTTGTTTCTATTTCTGCTATTTCTCTTTGTATTATGTCTATATAATANTTGTGATTTACATCATATGTCTTTTTAGATTCAAACTCATTGAATATTGTAGCATTTTTAGCTACTATAATTTTATCTTTACCATTACTTTTATAAATTGTTGTTCCTTTATTAGAGATATAATATCTTATTGTTTGACCATAATCATTATTTTTATCGTCATAAAATCTCCAATTACCTTTAATTTTCAGCCCTGTACAAAAATCATATATATTATCATTTTTAAAAATATAACTTTCTACATTTATTCCATTAAGAAAATAATTATATATAGTTAATGGTATTATTAAATTAGATCTATCTTTTTCAACACATAAATCTTTATGTCTAAATCTACCTCTGCATTTAACATTTCCTTTTTTTACAAGAATATAATTATTAATATCCCATAGATATAATTCTTCACAATCATTTAATGATAAATTTAGATTGAACATTTGTTTCCATTCTTCAACAATCTCATTGTATATATATTCATGCTCTTTAGGAATTAAATATTCACACCCATCTGTATTAACCATAATAAGCTCTGATAAAGGAATTTTATTAGATACCATATCTATAAATTTAGACAGTATTAATTGACCTGTTTTATACATTTTAAAAGCTAATTCTCGGTCATATAAAGAAGATTTTTTAACACTAAATAATCCACATGTAATAACTAATATTTCTTTCAAAAGGTTACTTAAATGCTCATTAGTGTAATGTTTTAATCTTAATTGATAGAAATAATTAAGTATCTTTAAAAAACTATTATTGTTGAAGTTTTTAGGAGACCATTTATTATTTAGAATAATAGTGGCATAATAAGATTTAATATCCAATGACTTAATAATCTTATTATGTACACTTTTATAGATANATGCAGTATTCCTTCTGCTATGCATACCACCAAAAGAATAATTAATATCCACATCATCAATTTTGATTGTGATTTTTCTAGTGTTTTCATATAATTTATTAAATTTTATATTGTCAAATTTAATCTTTGGTAAATNTAAACTTAAAGGTTCATTATCTTTTACACAATATCTATTAAATACATATTCAACAAAGGTAGAATTATTGATATTAAAATCTTTTAAATTAAGATGATTAAACAACTTTGTTCTTATTTTAATATCTTGATAATAATATTGATATAAATATTTAATAATGCTTGTATTGTGTTCAATTAAAAAAGAATAATATTCACTATATCCTTTAAGACTAATTATTTCTTTAGCACTTGCAGAATTGATATTGTCAATATCTTCATTAAGAGAATATTTTATCCAATCTAATGTTATATTTTTATACTTCCAATTATTTATTATTGAAATATCAATATAATGTAATTCAAATATATCATTAAACTCACTATTCAATATTTCTTTAATATCTTTTGAAGAATAAAATATATTATCATTAGTTAATATATATTCTAAAAAATAAACTTTATTATGGCAATCAAACCCTAAGAACCAACATTGAATATTTGATACAATAAATTCTTTAAGATTCTTTAGGTTTATATCTTCATATATATTATTACAAAAATATTCAGCTTTATCAGAATGTAAATCTTTGAAAACAATAGTTAAAGCATTATTTTCAAATATCATATCAAATATCCAATGTGTTGTGTTTTTCATAGAACTTTTTTTAATATATCATGATCTTTATTGATACATATATTGTTTATGAATGAAATTATATCTTCTTTTTCCTCAATGTAATATTCATAAAAAATCTCATCATTTTCATTCTTCTTTTTTATTGAAGGGATTGTTGTTTTTGTCTTAGATAATATTACCAAAACTTCTTCTTCTGGATTATATATTGCTTCTAAAAAGTTAGAATCATTATTTAGTGGTATCATTCTAAATGATTCTTTATCTCCCCATTTTGAAGAATGTATCATCATTTTATCCATATATTTTCTTTACTTTTTTTCTTGACAAATTAAACATCATAAACTCAATATCCATTTCAGAAACTTTATACATTTCATCTTCAATAGATGGTTTTTTACTACATTTTCCTGATAAATGCATATTTATTAGGGAAATACATTTTCCTGATAAATATAAACTTACTTCATCAAAAACATTTATATTATCTATATAATGTTTTAAAATAGTGTTTTTATTTTTAGCAGTTATTTTATTTAAATCCCCATTTTTAACATGATTAAAATCTCTCTCATATAATTTCATGTCAAATAATAATAACACTTTATCATTATCAACATCCATTCTTCCTTTTAAGTGTGGATTATTTATTCTTTTTACATCTTTTTTATTGAATAGACACAATAAATAAGGAAAATAATTAGCTTCATTGTACATATATGTATTTATAGGCTTTATTTTCCATAGTTTTAATAAAGGATATAAAAAGTAATAAGACATATTTTTNTTTATCATATAATTAGTTCTCCTTTGTTGATTAAAAATTTATAAGGTAATGAAAAATCTTGTGTTTTAAAGTGATATTCTGCAATCTCAAATATTTCATTACTTCTTTTTATCCATTCTTCTAAAGTGTCTTTACTNACTAAAAATGTTGCTACTTGACCATAATTNTCACTTACAAGAAATCTGATTTCAATATCATAATCATCTTTGTAATATTTAGAATTTATTACTAATAAATAATAAATAACAACTTGTAGCCAGTAGTTGTAGTATTCTATTGTTTCAAGAAAATCATTAATACTTTTATTAGAGGTTTTAAAGTCATTGATTTTGATAATTTTGTTTTTATGATCTATAGTTAAATTATCTAATATTCCTTTTAGACCAAACATTTCTAATTCAGGAATATCAGCTTCTAAATATAGTTCATTAAATGTTTCAGTTAAACTATCAAAATTCAATATATTGCTACCAATATGTTTAGTTATAGTATCATNTTTAATAATATTGTCAACTATCTCTAAAGCATAGTTATATAGTTGTTGAGTGATAATTTCTTTTCCTGTACTTCTTTTCAAAAAATTAAAATAATCAATATTTTCTTGAGGTNCTATGATTTTTGCNAATCTTGATTCATCTGTTTTTAAAGATTGATGCAAATTCATTTCTNTCAATTTATTTAATATGTTATCTTTAAAATCTTCCATTGTTTTATTATCATCATTCTCTATAAGATAACATTGATATATATAGTCTATTACTGTTTTAGAATTTGTAGAAGGTAATTTATCAAATGCAATCTCATACATTTTATTAAAATTCTCTGGTTGCAATAACAAACAATGAATAAGTCTTCCTTCTATCATTGATTGTGTTTCAATATCTTCTTTCTCTTCTAAAACATAATGTTTATAATATAGTGTTGGACTAAACATTAATCTTGTCAAAGCACTATAAGACAAATATTTTTTTTCTGAAAAGAATTTTTCTTCCTTGTTTTCTATTTCAAATAATTTCATCTTCTATATCTTTTCTGTAAAATTTTCCTAAAATATTATTATTATAAGAATTGTTTTCTAGAACATTATATATAATTTGATACTTTAACTCTAGATATGTCATTCCTTTTTTTGTTTTACAAAATTGCAATATCTCTCTTTCAAAAAAAGATTTATTAGATTTATTTATATCATCTTTTAACTCTTGACAGCTACCATAATATGTTTTCCAATCATTTTCTCTAGAAACATATTTAAATCTTTTCGTTGTTCCTGTTTTTTTCTTTTCTCTGTTAGATATTTTTGTTTTTCTGGTAACAAAAAACATTTTTTTGCCAATATAAAATTTACCATTTTGAGTATTTGTAATTTTGTAAACAAATCCAATAACATCTTGTGGAATATTTTCTAAAGATGTAAAATCTTTACCTAAGTATTTCCAATGATTCATTTAATTTTTTATTTATATATGGTACAATTCTTCTTCTTGCTTCATCAATCCCATTATTTTTAAGAATTAATGCTGGATCTTTTTCATATGGAATATAACAATATTTTAACCCATACATTTCATTATATTTTTTCATAGCTTCTATACCTGGTTTGTCATTATCAAATATTACAAGAATATTATCTTTCCCATAATTATTAATGAATTTACTTATCATATAATTTGACAACATTGTATTTTCACTATCAGGAGCATACATGTCTGCTTTTATTCCTATAGTTTTTAAAGCCATAATATCCTTTAATGATGATATGATAAACAATATTGATTATTATCATTCTGGTCAGAACCTTGTATGTAATTGTTTACTTTAATAAACTTTTTTGTTGAATTTAATGGTTGATATATCTTTGCTAGATTATTGATAGAATTACCATATAAATAACCATATATGCATTTGTTTTTGACTTCAAATTCTTCAATAATTTCATCTTCTATTTGAAAAGCCATGATATATGATTTTATAGGGACAACATTGTGTTCTTTAAGCATATCTATAGATATATAATAATCTTTCCAATATTCATAATTATATTTATTCCACTCTACAGGAACATATGATTTGACTATCCATCCTTGATATTTAATGTTTTCCTTATCAATATCAGATATATAATTATCATTATTGATATAATCATTTTTTATTCTATTAAAAGCATTATTAAATGAACAATTCCATATCAACATCATTAAATGTATTCCTCTACCAGAATGTCCTGATGAAAAATCCTTAAATTTATATCTTTCTGTTTTTCTATCATAGTATATTACAAGAGAGGGAACAGTATCCCTCTCATTAAATATACTTTTTATCTTTATACTCTGTCCTGTCAATTTTGGTAATCCCAAATAATGACTGAATATCCAATCATCAGGAATGTCATTTATTGACATAATATGTTTTAGAGCATAAAACATGATTATTATTATTTAAAATGATAATGAATCATCATCATCATCAATTACAAATGGATCATTCTTCATGTTAGAAACATCTATTTGTTCAAAATTTGGCATATCTGCCATAGATGTATCTTCAAAAGTAGGAATATCTGTAGTTGTATTGTTATTTACAGAAACTCCCTTATCTCTTTTTATGATGTGAATATCCTCATCAAAAGGTACTACACCATCTTTTTTCAAAGATACATAGTTTTTCCTATTTTGATATTTTACAAAATGCAAATAATAATTAGGATAATCATAGCCGTCTTGCCATTTCTCAACACCACCAATAGTGTAGTATGCCCATAAATTTGGGTTGCAAATATGTTTTTTTGCAACTTCTGCTAATTCAGCAGCTGTTACTCCATTTCTTAGCTTTGGCTCAACTTTTACTGTATCCCATACTCCTAAAGATACACATAATCTTGCAATAAAATCACAGGCTTCATTGTTTGCATATCTTTTTTCTCCAGATGGAGTTACCCAATCTCCAAAAGCATATTGACCATTTTTTACATATCCAATTTGTCCTTGATATGAACCTTTTTTTGGATCATTTTTGTCAATTAAAACTCCTTCAAAATCTCCGCCTATAGGTTCTGTTTCCATGAGGAAATTTATTTGTAGTTTATTTTGATCATAGGCAGGAGCAGCAACTTCTACATCTATAATCCTACATAAATGAGTTCCTGGTTGAATAATCTTTGAAACAAATTTTCCACCATTTTCTTTAAAATCTTCAATTTTCCAAGTCATAATTTTAATTTTTTATTTGTTAATAAATTTATTTAATATTTTAATTATAATATTCATTAATAGCTTTTAGAACAATGCTTAAATCATTAGGAATAAACAATTCTTCAAACATTCCTTCTGGAGATTTTGCAGGAATTTCTATTCCTTCAACTATTGTTCTATTAGTTATAAATCTATAATTTANATTTTCTTTGGTAACTTCTGGTTTACACCATAAAGCAATAGTCATAGTTTCTAATGGAGAATATTCTTTTTCTATAAGTTGTCCTGGTAATTTAACTTTTTTTGTAACAATAAATTTGTCATTATACACATCTTCATCATGTAGCATACCAAAAACTATAAGATCATCTCTCATTNNTTGTATCCNATCTAATACAGATTGAAAGTTTTTTGCAATTTGAGTAAATTTTGTATAACCTGTTTCTAATGCTCTATTAAAAAATTCTGTTGTCATAAAATATCTCATATCATCAATAATTATTGTTTTAATATGAGGTGCTTTTTTGTCAATATTATTAAGTAATACTTTTAAAGAAGAATAATCATTTAAATATACATAATTGTTATTCTCTTTGTTATAAATCTTGTTTGCACTTTTAAATGGTAAAGGTTTGTTCAATACACTTATTACTATTGTGCTTTTAGGATCTAAATTCAAAATAGATCTACTCTTACCTGAACCTGTGTCTCCAATGATTCCTACAAATTTTGCCATAATATAATTTATTTTTTACTTTTTATTAATTCATTTAACCATTTAGTTTTAGATGCTGGAACATTATGCAAAATACAATATAAATCTCTTACAGTCATCTGATTTAAAGATTTATCTTCTAAATTGATAATATCCAACTCTGTTAATTCTTCAATGTTGTCATCAACATTATTATTAGAGCATGAACATATACTTAATTCCCTAAAAGGAATAAAATATACATTAAATTCTTCTCCACTTTTACTTGTTCTTTTGATTGTTTTATATTCTTCTAACTTTTTACCTTTAATACAATAAAGAACCCTTTTTTGTTCTTTTAAGTATGGAAATACATTGTTCCCATGCTTATTAACNAATTCAAAATATAATGTATTCCCTATTTCTGGTAATTCATTTTTGAAGAATGTTACTCCTAATTCTTTAGGTTCTAATTCTTTAGGAGAAAACAACAACCTTATTGTAAAGTTATTTGTATCAATGTTTTTGTTTTGGAAATAATCATTCCAAAAATCAATAAATTCATTTTTTAAGTCAGCTATATTCATACTTTATAATTCACNTCTTTTTTTAGGAGCTTCTGTTTCTATTACAGACATTTTATCATATAATGCTCTGTACCAATGTATTCCATCATTNCCAAATCTGTTTTTTAAAATATGGCAAGCCAATAAATTTTTGTCATCTAACGACAAAACATAAGATGTAGGTCCATAGAATTTTAGATTNTACTTTGCTGGTCTATTATAAGCTAATACAACATCACATCCTTGCATTAAGGCATCAGACATGTAAATATCATCTGATGTTGGAAAATTAGTTAATTTACCNGGATTTTGTCTTTCTGCACTCTCTAAAGTTCTATTTAGCTGTGAACCTACAATCCATATCATTGGTAGTTCTTTTTTAGATTCTATTGCCATATTNGAAAAATTCTCAATGGTAATTTGTTTTTTAGGTTCTCCTGCTGTTTTCTTAATTAACATTGTATGATCNAATGTTGCAATAAAAGGTTTTTTAAACTTTTTATAAAATTCATAAATATAATATTTTATCTCATCAACAGACATTTGTTTATCAATGACATATTCATTTCTATTATAATATTGAGAATTTACATATGCCTTTAATTGTTTTAAGTGTTCTTGAGATAACTTATCAACATCTTGTTCTTTAGATGATAATAAGTATCTTAATCTTAATCCTGTTGCAGATGATAATTCTCTTGCAGCAAGATTCTTCTTGTCCATCTCAAATTGAAAGTGCAATATGTATGGATCTTCATCTTTATTCAATTTCTGAACATTTCTTGTCAGCTGATTTATTATTAAAGTTTTACCTACACCAGGTCTTGATGCAATAAGATAAAAACCACCCCATTCTAATCCACCATATCCTATATTGTCAAATTGCTTCCAACCTGTTTTTAAAGATTTTACCTTTCCAGATGCTCTGTCTTCAATATATTTAACAGATTCTACTAATGAATCTCCATATTTAGTCCATACCTCATTCATTACCACACAATCTCCTTTTTACCTTTAGCTATTAAAGCATCATTAATTTTTGGAAATATATCGTTATGATTCCATACTATATCACTACTAAATAGTTCTGGAATATTATCACAACATATTTTAATGCACTTATCACTTATTGTATTGTAATAATATTCTTTAGGTCTATCTCCAATAATACCATATATAATATCATATTGAGATAATTGTGATAACACAAAAGTTATAAAAGGATTCCATATCTCATAATGCTTTAAACTGTTTTTTCTTAATACATCTATACTTGTATCTGTTGTAAATGTAGAATGTATTGATAGTATCCTCTTAGGATCTCCTAATTGAAAACGGCCAGCATAGGAAGATTTATTTAAAACAGAACTTACATGATGCAATTCTGGTGTTGAATATGAATACTTTTTTTTCAAATCATAAAAAGGTATTAAAGGAATACCTTTAGCTAAACCTATTGCAGAATATGGCTTATCAAACATTAATAATACATCAATATCTTCTGGATCTAGTTTTTGGAATGGTATAAATACATATTTTAATTCAGGAGTGAATCTTCTACCTTCTTTATAAAATTCATATAATTGATAAAAAATATCTTTAAAATCTTGAGATAGTAAAAACATTCTTAATAAAGAATACCACTTTTCATGTTTTTTAAATTTTTCTATCTCATTATTTATAATATTTTCTACAATATCAATTTTCATTATATATAATGTTTTGTATTTCTATGAGTTTGTTAATTACCATATCCAATTCTTGAATAGAACAATCTCCAAAAGATTTTAACTTCTTTTTATAAGGTTTAGAAGATACAATATTAAATATGCCACATACTTCTTTAATATGATCTTTAGTTTCATTAAATCCTTGTTTTGTAAATTCAGCTATTTCTCTTATCATAGCATGTATTTTTGCTAATTGAGGCAATGTTCCTATTTCTTCATCATAACATGTTATATAAACATCTACAGTTTTATTATTAGAGATTTTATCAATAAATTCTTGATAAGTTCTTTTATCTTCTTTAGAACAAGGATATAGTCTGCAATCTTTTTTTTGAAACTTAACAAAACATTCTTTCATTTGTTATATATCTCCTTCCTTTAGTTCTATTGTAAGATTTTGTTTTTCAGCCTCATCTTCTATTGTGTATATGAGTGCTACCAATGTCTCAATACATTTTTCTTTTTCATTTAATGGTTTTTTGTTTTTAACTTTATCAATAACTTCTTCATAATCTTTAGGTAGCATATCTTTTGTAATAAATGTTAAAACATCTATTACTCTGCTATGAAAACCACCTGATACAGGAATTTTGAAGATAGTGTCACATTTCAGTCCCTTCAATTTGGGAGTTTTGTTTTCTTTATTCATAATTTTAATTTTAGTTTACAAATATATAAAAAATTCATTTAAATCACAAATCTAACCATGTAATTTTATTTTTATCATATCCTGATAATGCTTTTTTAACCCACTTTTCATCTATAGTACCTATATAATATAATATATGTATAATTGCTGTTTCATTAACAGGCAATCTTAAACATCTACCTATTCTTTGAGATGTTACATATTCTGATGCATATGAATGAATAATTATACTTGCTTTTAAATTAGGAATATTTATTCCTTCTTTTAATTGATCTACAGAAGCTAATACTTGTATATCTCCATTTTTAAATAACTCTAAATTTTCTTGATTATTATTATTTTTTGAATGATATACATGTTTTGATAGTCTATTAGCTTGTGCTGTATCATTAGCAAATATAAGTGTTTTATCTTTTATTAAATTAAGTAATTGTTTTACTTTTACTTCTTTAGATTTAAATTTAAGAAGTTGTGCAGACATTAGTAATCTTAATTTAAAATTATCAGGATATTTGTTGATTAAATTATTATAATAATTATATTGTTTCAATTCAGAGGTATAAAAATATCCACCATTTTTTTTAGTCATCATAATATCATTTTCTCTAGATAACAGTACAGGATGACAATATATTCTATAATCATTTAATATTTTATCATCTATAGCTTCATCTGTAATATACTTAAAAACTATAGGAGCATATGAACTTATCATATTATCTTTTTCTGATTTTTTTCTTTTTGGTGGAGAACCTGTTAACCCTAATATTCTGCCTCTATACTTGTCAAGAAATATTCTATGAGAATATTTAATGTTATGAATCTCATCAAAATATATTGACAAAAATTCATTAGCAATATCAGAATATTTATTTAAACTTCTATATGTTACAAAAGTTAATTTGTCAATTAAATATTCTTTATTAAATTTTACACATTCTTTTTTCCAAGTGTCAATTACTGATAATTTAGGCACTATTATTAAGAATTTAGCATCTTTATTAACAGTAAGTCTCATGTCCATATCTTTTAATCCAAGAAGTGTTTTGCCAACACCTTGAGATATAGCCATAGTACATCTTTTATAATTTTGAGCTATAGATAATGCTTGAGACATTATCTCTTCTCTTTTGTTTTCCATAAATTTAAATGTTTTAAATGAATTAAGCAAGAAATCCCATTCATCACGAAGTGTGGGTGGGATGAATTGCGTTATAAAGATATAATATTTTTTGATTATTTTTGTTGTTTGGTTAAAATTAGTTATATTTGCATATATGTACAAAGCAAGAAAATATAGAATTTATCCTACCAGCTCTCAAAAAGAGTTGATACACAAGCATTGTGGTAGTGTTAGGTTTTTGTATAACCTTGCTTTGG